TGCGTAGACTCCTCGCCACGCGAGCCGCGATGGACCAGCCAGACCGGATATACGTCCAGCAGCCGGGCGAGAGTAGTGCCGCCATGATTATTGCGCTCGACGTTGATGTACGCAAAGTTGAACCTCTTGCCGAGTTGAGCCAGCACTTCACCGAACTCCGGCGGCTCGACGGTGCCGCTCGCGTACTCAGCGACTTGGCACTGGGCGACGAGGTCGAACACTTGAGCGACGGAGTTGTCTGCGCCTACGCCGCCAGCGGGGTCCGCGCCGATGGTGTAGATGTGGCCGGGGAGGGGATGCGGGGCGAGAACATGAAGTTGCGTTGACTCTCTCGTCCATGCGGCAGTCTCCTCGAACCTGACTCGGCGGAAGAACCCAAACCCCTTTGACTGAAAGCACTCGTCGAAGTCGAACGGATACGCCTCCGCGAACGCGTGGAGGTCGAGTTCATAGTCGATTGTGAGGCGCTCTCGACGCCACTGGAGTTGTTCGGCGGAGACGCCGCGAGCGAGGAGCGCAGGCTCACCAAGGTCTTCTTGCACCCCCGTCAAGAAGTGGGAGCGCGCTTCCTCGCTCGCGAACGGGATGGAGTATTCGGGAGCGTCGGGCCACGCGAAGAAGTGGAGTGTGAACCCCACGCCCTCCCGGGCACGGACGCACTGGCGGTGGAACCAGTTGCCTACACCGTTGCCCGTAGACTCAACAGTAATTTCCCCGTGCTCCGCAGCTGGGAATGTACCTCGCACGATGCTTTCAGGATCAGGGTATCTTGATACTTCAGACAGGTGCAGATCGGTGATGGTGTCGCCGTGTCCGAAGGAGCGGGAGCCAGCGGTGCCGATGTAGATAGTGCTGTTCGTCTTTTTGAATACGATGGCTCTCTGGGAGTTCGTGCCGAGGACTGGTTTGACATCGGAGGGGAGCTTCAAGTTTTCGAGGATGTAGTGAGCGCGGCCGAGCAGACGGGTGGTGGCCTCGGCCTCGTGAGAGATGATGACGCACGTACGGTTCTGCTCAGTCAGACACTTCGCGACGAACCGAGCGATGATGTAGGAGGAGACGCCCTCTTGCCGAGCCTTCGGGACGATGTTGCGGCGAGTCCAGCCCGCGTCGAGCCGCGCCTGCACGTCGTTGAGTCGGAAGTCACACGCGACGCCGCTCTTATCGACGATACGGAACATCGCCTCGATGACAGTGCGATAGGGGGAAGGCGCGGCAGACATCAACCAGCCCGGAAGAGCGTGAGGATAACTGCGCCGCTCAGAAACGCCTGTGCCATCATCGCCGGATGGAGATCAGGGTGTAGAATGGTGCATACGAGATAGAACGTGCCGATCCCTCCGAACACCGTCGCTAAAGTCCACGCGCAGATACACATAAAGCTGAATACTACGTCGAGGTGAGACATCAGCACGAGCCTCCAGTGCCATAGTACAGACGCTGGTTATGACAGAGCGCGGTGCGAGTACCGACTGTCCAAAGAACACTGTCGGCGAAGCCACCTTCGGCGTATAACACTGCCGTTAAACTTGCGCCAGACATTTGGATGATTGTAGGTTTTCCGGTTAAGCTAGACTGTGAACTTGTACCCGTCGTCTCGGTTCCATCGACGTTGACAGTGGTGTTACTTATACCTGATACTGCTGCGCAGTTGCCGACGTGCCACGTAGCATCCGCGGCGGTAGTGGTAGTTCCTCCACAGTCCCACTGTCCTGCTACGTGTGGGAACAGTGCTTTAGCACTTTGACCGATAACTCCAGATATTTCTTGAATTTGTTGAGTTCCGGTAGAGCGATCGGCGACTAGACTTATTGAGTGTGAAGTACCCGTGGTAAAGTTGTTAGCGCCAGTTAATGCTCCGCTTCCTTGTCCTAATACTCCTTCTAGACACGGGCGGGTGCCCGACCCACCGCATCCTGTTAGGTGTAGGAGAGGCTGGTTGCCCGCTGTCGCTTGGACGAGATCGCACGACGCGCTGCTGCAAGCATTGCCGTTGGTCTGATCGTATATCTTAGACACGCGCGCCGTCGATGCGCCGATCCACGCCGTGACGGTCTGAGTGGAACTGTTGCAAGGCGTACCGACTGTGAGATCGAGATCGCCATTCGTCCCGATCAGGGCGGTGCAGGTAGCGTTGTCGCTGACGCGGCGAAGGTCGAGTGCCTTCTGTGTCCCGGTCGCAGCGACCGCTGCCGAATACGCGCGCACGCCCCACCACATTGTGTATGTGGCGATGTCGCCAGGGAACTGTGCCGTTCCGGCGGAGGGGAAGATCGTCTCGGGTGTGAACAAGCTCGCCGCAGACGCAGGCGAGACGAGCGCCGCCGAGAGTGCGAGAGCAAGAAGTCGGCGCGTCATTGGTAGTTCGCCACGCGATAGCCCGACGTGCCGTTGATCCGCCAGATCGAGATGGCGAACATGTGACCATTGGTCACGTCGAGCGCGTCGCCGGTTGAGGAGCCGACCGTGAAGCCGGAGAACGTGATCGTGCCCGCTGAGCCGTTGTTGATCGTCTGGACGATGCACGAGCCGTCGACGGCAGGCGCAGCGAGTGTGAACGCACCGCCGTTAGTGAGGTATTGGAGGGGTGACGTGCCACAGTCGATGGTGGTGGTGCCACTTGTCACTGTGCCGATGGAGAGCGACGTGACGTTCGCGCCGCCGGAGAGCGTCTGGTCAGCGGTGGTGAGAGAGGCGAGAGTGACGGAGGCGTCAGGCACGGTCCACGTTCGGGCCGCCGTCGGCCCCGCAACCGTGATGACTTGCGGGATGATCGGGACGTTCGTAGTCGAGCCGGGGAGATTGACAGTGAAGTTCGACGCACCCGCGTTGAGCGACGTGAACGTGGTCTTGCCGGTTGAGGAGCCGAGAAGCGCGAGATCAGAGTTGTTCACCGTCATCAGGGCGGTGCGAGTCTCGGCGACATCGAAGTACGACACGTCGGTGGGGAGATGAGCGGCGGTGAGGCGGGTGGCAGACTGGAGGATGCCGCTCACTTCGACGAGTACGTCGCCAGACGTACCGCCTGTGACAGTGGTGGAGCCAATGGTGACACCTGCGGCAGTGGCGGAGACGGCGCACGTCGAGCCAAGCGCGCATGGCACGCCGTTGACCGTCGTGGTGTCTGAGATCGCGTAGGGAGAGCGCGTCGTGCCGCTGATATTGCCGAGCACAGTGCCGTTGGGGATTTTGCCGGGATAGTCGGCGAACACGGCCGCGCTGCCCGCGCCGAGGAGAAGAGCGAGCGACCAGAGTGCGATCCGCTGACGGCGCGCACTGCGCGCACGACGGCTACGACGGGAGGGCCGTACCTGCGTCGGAGTCATGGTGTTAGTTCCACGCTTCGAGAGTGACGATAGCGATTGAGCCGCAGATGATCGAGAGTGTGTCGGTGGCGAGTGGCGCGACGACGAGGACGGGGGCTAGTTCGGCGTGGATCATGATCGCGGACGTGCCGTTGGTCGTGTCGCCCGTTGGGATGACAGCGGTGGCGTTGAAGTTGATGTAGAGCGGACCGGCCGACGCGTTGATGCGGAAGATAGTGGCTTTGCTGCCGTCAGCGTCAACTGGGGGCGTGATCGCTTCAGCGGTGTTCGCAGCGAGTGAGCGCGAGTCACACCAGTCCGCGGTGGGAAGGACGGAGGGGATTTGCGTGCCCTGTTGACGAGCGAGTGGCACGAGACGAGTGATCGTAGGCATACCTTCCTCCAGGATGAGATGGAACAACTCGTCTTCGGTGAGGACGCGTCCGAGATCTTCGGTGAGGAGTGGAACTTGGGTCACGGCAGCGCGATCCCGTAGTAGGAAGTGGTGTTTTGGCGGAGGGCGAGTTGATTGGGATCGGATGGAATGGTTGGATAAATAACCAATTCACAAATCGTGCAATATGCGAAGTCGGCATGCGCGATGTCTGCATCGTCGGCTCCAATACCGGAAATGGACGAAATCGCACCATAAGGACCACCGAAATCATTGTTGTTGGTAATCGGCACATCGGCGCCGTTTGCTGTTAGGACACTCCCCCCAAATTTGATCGTGAACTCCATTAGCACAGGCCGATATGGATTTACGACATTTATGTCTGAGTTACCGCCAGCAGTGTTAGTTGATCCTGCGTCATATGCATTTTCCAGCATCGCTGTGATGCCGCCTGGTAAACCAAATGAAAATCCCGCGACACTCCCTTGCACATTGCACCCCATAAACGGCGAATAGGCGGAGCCATCCGTAATCACTGCATAAGCATAAATCTCGCTGTTTGGCAGAGCGACATTCGCAAGAGTTGTGAGAAACTGCTGTAAATCTCCATCGAAGGAGATGCCAGGCTTACCGCCAGATGCCGATGGAAACCAGAAGGGTTGGCGGGCCGAAGTTGCCTGAACGCCATTATTGGCGTTTCCACTCTGATCGTTCCACAATGTCACAGTTGCGCCAGAGATTACCGTAAAGGCGGCGTCGAAAGTGAGACCTGTGCCATGATGCGTACCGTCATCACCAGTGGTAGAGACAGGATCGCTCGGCAGGACCGTATAGTCACCCGCGAGCGTGATGCTGTTTATCAAAACAATAGTACCAAGACCGTCTGTTGTGACATTGACAATCGCGGCCGTTCCTGT